CTAGAGTAGATAATTTAGACTTTACAGGCGATAGTGCTAAACCAACTAATGAAACTATTACTTTAACTGATATAGCAGGTAATGATTATGTATTCAAATTTATTGGAGGAGGTCAAACCAACGGAGCTCTTCAAGCAGACGGCTCTTATGCAGTAATATATACTGGTAATAATGGGTCTAATATGGATAATCTTGCCTGTTGTGGAAATTTTGTAGCTGCAATTAACTTGGTTTGTAAGATTGGTGAATTTAATATAATTGAAGCAGCTGATAATAGTGGTAGTTTAGACATAACTCAAGGTTATGGTGGAGCATCAGGAAATACACCAATAGCTTACAGTAATACATTTGGATCTGATTATGTTAGATCTGACGGAGGAGCTGCACCAGTTAAATTCACTGGAGGTGTAGACAGACTGCATGCAGTATGGAAGTTTAGAGGAAAGCGAAATGATAGTTCTTTAGATAGTAGGTTACAGAGTACAGATAACAGGGTAAGTGAGTATCACGAGGAAGATTTTGGAAGAGCTTTAACTAGTCAAACATTATCAGGTAGAAGAACACTCTCTTACCCTGTATGGAGTTCAACTCAGAATCTAGGTTTCTTTGTAGCTTTTGATGAATGTGAATCTGATACTTTACCGGCTTTAAATAATGGTGGTACTTGGGTAAGTGAAATTCCACCTGACACAATATAATATGAAAACAACACAGTACATAATTATTACAGTAGCTGATCATACAGAATCAGAACTAGCTAGTATCGGTAATATTAGTGAGACGTTCTTATCTCATGCTAGGTATAATACTGATAAAACTAAATGCATTATGAAGATAATATCAAATAGCGAAGGTAAGTACCCATCTATTATTAATTCAATAACTAGGTATACTATAGCTGAAATAGCAGATACCTTAAAATCAGATGAATGGATAATAGTTAAGTGTTCACCTAGTTCACATACCAGCGAGCCTGGGATATTGCCATCTACATAGTAGGTAGTATAACACTATTTAGATAACATAAAACAGAGTGTTTGAGTATAAATTAGGATATTTATTAAAGACTACATCGAGGTTTAGTATGTCAATTTTATTAAAAACAAGGAGTTAAGTTATGTCAGAAGCAATTAAGTTTACATCCACAGAGATGGACAAGATTAAAGAGGTACAAAAAACGTACCAAGAAAAAACAGCAATGTTTGGACAGTTAAGTTTTCAAAAATTTCAATTAGAAAGACAACTAGACACTGCACAACAAGCTGAAACGAAGTTAAAAAAAGAAATTATTGATCTAGAGCAACAAGAACGAACACTAGTCAAGGAATTAAATGATAAATACGGCGCAGGTACATTAGATCCACTAACCGGGGAATTTAAGCCAGCCCAATCTTAAACATAGGAGTCGCTAATTATGGCAGAAAAAATCGTCAGTCCAGGTGTATTTACCAGAGAAAGAGACTTATCTTTCTTACCAGCAGCTATCGGAGAAATCGGAGCAGCTATTATAGGACCAACAGTAAAAGGTCCAGCTTTTGAACCAACTATCATCGAATCTTTCAAAGAATTCGTACAGGTGTTTGGACCTAAATCTAAAGAATCGTATGTACCTTATACAGTTGAATCGTACCTAAAAAGTGCAGGTCGTGTAACTATAGTAAGAGTCCTAGGATTAAAAGGGTACACACTTACTAATGGATTAGTAACAGTAACCGCTGATCTAGGATTACCAGCAGCTAAAGTATCTAAAACAGTAGCAGCATTTCATCCATCACAAGTTGATGATGATGCTAAATTCACTGCAACTTCAGGATCTATACTAGATGTATCAGGTTCAGGTTTTGTAATGCTTTTATCAGGTTCTGCTGCAGATTATGCTCCAGCAACTAATACTACAGTAGGTATTACAGGACATCAAATTCAAGCTCCTGTAGCAACTAAACCAAATCATGTAGGTTCAGCAGCAACAGGTGATACAGCTTATTCAATGTCATTGAATCCAGCATCTGCTAACTTTATATCAAAAGTATTTGGTAAAACACCTAAGGATAGAAAGAAACCAGTATATAGCTACGTATTCTTTAGTAACGAAGCTTCAAGATCAAATGCAAATTCTAGCCCCGCTAACGGTATAACAACTGTAACAACAAGAGGTAGAAAAACTTTAGATTTAAGTACATTATATAATACTAATAAAGATGAATATGAAGCTAGAACACCATTTGTACAATCACAGAAAATTGGTGGTAAGGTAATAGATTTATTTAAAATTCATAGACGAGCACACGGGTCAGCTACTAATTACGAATTCAAAATAGCTATCGATAATATTAGAGCAGCTGGCACAGTTGCAGGTAGTGAATACGGTTCATTCTCAATAAGATTAAGAAGTGTTGATGTAAATTCAACTATACACAGTCAACTATCACCATTTGCAAATAGCAATGATCAAGATAGAAGGCCAGAAATTATTGAGCAGTTTAACAACTTAACTCTGGACCCTAACTCACCTAATTTTATTGCGAGAGTCATTGGTGATAAGTTTCAATCTTTTGATGCTAATGGTAAAGTAACAATAAAAGGTGATTATGCTAATCTTTCAAGACATATATGGGTAGAAGTTCCTGAAGATGTTAAAGATAAAGGTATACCACCTACATTAGTTCCATTTGGTCATGCAGCATTAACTGATCCTATTTCAATGACAACCAATGGCGTAACAGCTTGTCCATCTGCATCTATTATTGGACAGACAAACCCATCAGTTAGCAAGAGAACACAAATTCTAGATAATGTATATAACAAAAACGTTTATTACGGTTTTGATTATTTAGAATCTGATAATCATAATTATTTAAAACCACTTCCAGATGAGGGTAAATCAGTTGGTAACAATGTAGCATTTAATTTAAGTAACGAGAAACAACATCCATCAGCATCTTTAGCTGGAGGCCTTACAATTACAATTACACCAGGTGGTTCTACAATTAATTTAGCTACTAAGAAATTTATATTACCTTTCCAAGGTGGTTTTGATGGATTTAATCCTTCAAGATTTGTAGGATTAGATACAAACATTTCAGCTGCAAATATGCAAGGATTTGATTTATCAACTGCAGAAAAGGATGGATCTTTAGCTTACAAACGTGCTATAAACGCAGTAAGTAATCCAGATGAATACGATATTAACATGATGGTTACTCCAGGTGCTAATCATAGACTTCACTCAGTAGTAACTACACATGCTAAAAATTTATGTGAAGAACGTGGAGATGCATTCTATGTAATGGATGCAGCTAACTATGGTGACTCAATCGCTACAGTTACTAATACAATTAAAGCTTTTGATTCCAATTATGCTGCAACGTACTATCCATGGTGTAAAATACTTGATACTGATATTAATAAACCAGTATGGGTACCACCATCAGCAGTAGTACCAGGAGCTATAGCATTTAACGATCAGGTTGCATTCGAATGGTTTGCACCAGCTGGTCTTAATAGAGGGACACTTACTGAAGTTATTGAAACAGCAGATAGAGTAACACACGAAGAGCGAGATGATCTTTATGAAGGTAGAGTAAATCCTATTGCAACATTCCCTGGTCAGGGAGTATGTATATGGGGTCAAAAAACACTTCAAGGAAGGCCATCGGCATTAGACAGAGTAAATGTTAGAAGATTATTAATTGCAGTTAAGAAGTTTATCGCATCAGCTACTAGATACTTAGTATTTGAAAATAACACTTCAGCAACAAGAAATAGATTTTTAAACATTGTAAACCCGTATTTAGAATCAATACAACAAAGACAAGGATTACATGCATTTAAAGTAATAATGGATGGATCTAATAACACACCTGATGTAATAGATAGAAATCAGATGGTAGGTGAATTATTTTTACAACCAGCTAAAGCAGCTGAATTCATTATATTAGACTTTAACATATTACCAACAGGTGCAGCGTTTCCTGAATAGAATTAAAATATAAACTCTAGGAGTATAAGAAATGGCAGAAAAAATAGTTAGCCCAGGTGTATTTACAAGAGAAAGAGACTTATCTTTCTTACCAGCAGGTGTTGCACAGATAGGAGCCGCAATTATAGGACCAACAGTAAAAGGT